AAAATGGACAATGCCGATCCAGAGCTGGAATTTGACATTGTCGCAGTTGGCGATTTATTTTGAAGGGCGGCTGAATAATGTGATGACGCTGTAGAATTTTTAACGTGACACAGAATTCTGAACGCTCTCCATTGCAGAAATAATCACTGCGCCAAGAGCATCCAGTGGTTTTTCATAATGCGTTATTGCCGCAAGCTTTGTACCTATCAGCCCGGCGCCAAGCACTCCCACAATAAATGACGTGATAAAATAAGCGACCAGCCTGATGCGTCCGATGTTGGTTGCCGTGGCGACATAAAACACCGCGCCGGCAAAAGCACCGAATACCACACCATAATCGGTTCCGGTTGCCAGACCGAATACACTGGCCCCCATTAATCCACCAGCCAACACTGTCGCACTGGATACAGGTTCGGACATTCATCCCCCTCTGGTTGTGTGGGTCCTCTCAGTTATGAGGGGAAATAAAAAAGGCTACCTGATGGCAGCCCTGATAAGGTTTAAGTCATTTAAACTGGCGATTGTAACGGTCCGGAAAGTACTTCTGCTTCGCCGTTATGGCAGATATCATCGCCCCTTGTCAGATGCCAGACACCGACAATAAGCTGTCCTGATTCCAGATCGTCAACTGTGTCATTCGTATAGTATGCCACCTGAACAACACCGTTATGCTGAATCCAGTAATACCCTTCTTTCATTCACACCTCCGCAAGACTAAGCAAATAGTATAGGGCGAAGCAGAAAATGCCGCGGTGCAAGAAGCCACAACTCAAATCCTGTTGTACAGGCTGCTCTTTCCAGTCATAGCCTCACCACCGATAGCTCAGATGGCGCAGTGTGTGATGAAAAGGGTCAGGCTTCACGGGCTGGATTTATCAACAAAACACGTAGCGGATGGTGCCCGGTGCCTGAAAAAGAAAAAGGCCACCGAAGCGACCTAATGAAATTGGTAATGTGGATACTGCCAAGTTAAATCCGTTAAAGCCTATTAAGAGATTCAGCCTGTACTTCTTGAAGTACCGCTGCCGGCGAATCAGCCTGCACGATTCCCGAGAAGACACAATCTGGATCATTAATCATGTGCCTGGACTTCGCTCTCTTTGCCTCATTCCGGTCCGAAAACTCTTCGGAAACATTTAAATGCTTACCCGATGACATCCCTTTCGGCTTGTATTGAAAAACGTAATAGAACCCCATATCGCCCCCCTGTGATTTGACACCAAGGGAATATACCACCAAAAAAACAAAAACCCCGCCGGAACGAGGTTTGTTATGATTTCGTTAACGGTAGACATACAAAGCCCATCGTTAGGAAAATCCTAACCATATTTTTTGAAATATGCAAGCATTATGTCGCCATCTTCGTTGAAAATCTTTCATCTTGTCACCTTTCTTAATTGCGCTTCTGCATATGCTTCTTCCTGCCAGCATTTTGTAACCAGTTTATCAATGACGTTCGCATAACCTTTGTACCACTGATAATCCGTCAGATCCGGTACCAGTTTCTGGACATGGTGCCGCGCCAGTGTGGTTGGTAAACGACTAAACCGGTTTCCATTGCAACGCCCACAAATCTTATAAACAGGCGCGCCATGAAGCCGGGTTCTTTTTTCATCCAGGACAATACCTTTACCCTTACACCCTCTGCACACCGTGCTGACTTCTCCCTTACCATGACAATGCTGACATAGTTCCTTCTCCCACTCCTCTTTGATGACGGGTTCACCATTTCTGGAGTGTTTCACCACTTCACGCAATACATGATGAAATCCCGTACCAGCACAATGCTCACAGCGAGCCTTGCTTGCAGCAGATCTGGAATAATCAGCAAATGCAAAATTCACGAGGTAAGGAATAATCTGTAACCGAGTTTCTTCACTCAATTTATTCAGTGTCGGGTTATCCAGTGCCATCGCGTAATGAATCAGCCCTTCAATCGCGAAGTCAGGATTCTGAACACCAACTTTTGCCAGAAATAAAGCAAAACCCAGTGGTGCTTTCGATTGCACCATCCCCTGCGCCGCCATCACATCCGTAATCGTCAAAGATTCGGAGGCTGTCGCCGGAGCGTCATCGCTCAATTTTGGAGATTTTGGTGAGTAATATTTTGGTAAGGCTTCAAGGTTCATGCGTGTTCTCCATTTACGCCAGCACACCAGTTGCCAGCGCGCGATCGATAAAACGAAATATCAACTCCAGCTGAGAGCCGTATTTCTCTTCGAATGCCACGGTGTCCGCATGTAACTCATTATGATGCGTTCTGCACAACGGCAGCACAAAGAGGTCATGCGCCTTTGTTCCCATCCCTCCCTGACCGTGGCCTATCAGGTGGTGCGGATCATCCGCCTGCTTCCCGCAGCAGGCGCACGGCTGGGATTTAACCCAGCGGGTATATCTCTCATTGACCCATCGACGGCGTTTCGGACGTAACATGAAGCTTTCCGGCGATTCCGGATCAACCCTGAGCGCCAGTACCTTTTTCGCCTTATCCTGTACAATGCTGGTGGCCGGCACCGAGGGAACAATTTCACTTTCACGGGTAGCTGACTGGACAATTGCCTTCGGCATCCTTAATGCTTTTCTCGCAGCGCTCTCCGGTAAGACTTCTGCCAGGTCATTGCGTACCATCCACCAGCACAGTTCCGGGAGCGTGACTGCGTGCATATCGTCAAAACCCAGATCACGACAAACAACCGATAAAATCCATTTTGTCGTATTCTCCACAGCTATTGATTCCAGCCGTTCCGTAAACTGTTCGCGCAGCAGGTTATCGCAGTGCCAGCACAGTCGGATTGCCCCCGGGGCGTGGCGCATGGTTGTCATCTGTTCACTGTGCCAGTCTGAATGCGGCCACTGACAGCCATTCCCCCGGAGTAGCCAGCTTTCCAGACTATCCAGACCACCAGCACGATAGATAACCGACTCATTACGGAACACATCACGAACAGCAGGATCATCCGCCAGCGGCTGTGATACCGCCGGGACCGCGCCGCAGGCGAAAGATGAATATTGCTCCGGCTCTGGTTCAAGCAGAACACGCCCCTGCATAAACAGGGGCATCAGTTCCGATCCCGGCCTGAACAATACAACGCCCATACGAGGAGCAATTTCAGGGGTCAGTAACGCTCTCACGATCACCTCAATGAACGGTATCGAGCAGCTTCAGCAGCTCAGGGAATTTGGACTCGAAGAAATGCGGCTGCGTCTCGCGAGGGTTTGCCGGGCTGGTGATGTTTTTGCCGAACATGCAGCCTTTCGCCGTCAGCGACCAGAATTTTTTAATGCCGTTAATCGCGGAACGACTGTAACGTTCACGATGTTCAACAACACCCAGCTTCGCTAACTGCTGATACGCCTGATTAGCCGTCATCCGGATACCATGCTGTTTTAACAGCGCGCTCAGTGCCAGCGTCGGGCGGCTTGAACCATCCAGCGCGCCAGCCGGAGCATCAATGGCATATTGTGGCGCCAGGTTAGGTAGTCCCACTGCCTCCTGGAGTTTCTGGCACGCGCCCAGTACCGATGAATTGGACAGGTTTAACTCTTTGCGCATAAAACCCAGCAGAATCACCCCCGCCTGCATCTTATCGGCAGCCATACCAGAAGATGTTTGTGGCGCACTGGTAATCCGATCGAACGTGCGGATCACCTTGAGATGGAAAGATGGGCTGATCCACATTGCATAAGCAAACACCAGTTCTTTGCATACGTATGTACCTTGTTCAGCACCACCGCGAACAGTATTTACTGGAGCGATACCCAAACTTCGGGTATCACTACCGCCCTGAAAAAAGCTAACAGATTGATTTTGTTCCGAGGGTGGAATTCCGCCCTCGGTGAAAAGTTGCTCAATCAGCTCACGGGTTTGCTTATTATCAAGCCAGTACTTCGGACGGTATTTCTGCTCTCCACCCGCAGCCCGGTGCAAATCGTTAAGACAATAGCGCCCATGAACGTCGCGGCGAACTTCGATACCATCAATGACCATTAAATTATTCATGCTTCTTTCTCCATGTTCAGGCGGCTGCACCCGCCCCTGTTTCAAATTTCGTGATCGTGATTTCTACCTTCCCCTTCGGGAAAACTGGTCCCCACTCCACCAGCATTCTCTTTACCTGGCTGTCGTCCTCCCAGACTCCTGCGTGAGTCAGTGCGTCGAACAGCGCTTTGTTATAATTGTCCAAATCCCTGATCCGCTTATCTGGCGGATACAGGATGATTTCTACCGCTGCATGGGTTGATGTCGGTTTCGGTAGTCGACGAAGTTGTTCAATGATGGCGGCACACGTTGCGCTCCGAAATTTGCGTCCCGCCACACTTATCAGGCTCTTTCCGGCAAACGGCCCTTTGTTGGGATGACGCCAGTAAGTGTTTACGCTCGGTGGAAATGGCAGGGCCAATTTCATAGCGTTATCCCCTTTCCCTGAAGAAATGTGATGGCCCGTTCTCTGGCGTCAGCTTCATCAGTAACAAGTGCTTTTATCAGTGCTAGAGTTTCTGCGTCATCGTTACATGTGTTGATACAGATACCCCTCGACACACCTCGGGTTATCGTAATCACTCCCTTTTTCTCCAATGCCCTAAGATGGTCTACTGCAGCATTAGGAGAGCTGCATCCCAGCAGCTCTGCCAATTCGGTATTTGTAGGGGGAAAACCATGCTTACGCTGATAATTGATCAAGGTATCCAGAACATGTTGCTGGCGAGTAGTTAAATTCATCATGCTGCTTGCTCCCGCTTGTTAACACATAACTCAGGCAAATTGGCGCGCACCAGTGCCTCAGCAAATGGAGGCGGAACAGCATTACCACAACGAGCAACTTGCTTGTCCTTCGCATAACGATTTCCCCGGAAATCCTGATCAATTACGTACCAGTCCGGAAATCCCTGCGCGCGATACAGCTCATGGGGCTGTAACATACGCATCCCGATATCAACGATTTGGTAGTTGCAACCTTCGACTGTAACCAGTCCAAAGCGATCATTAGTAGTGACTGTTCCCAAAGGCTCCGACAGTGATACTCCGCTTTTCTCGTTCCCGTAGTACTTCATCAGGAAGGCGCGTACTTCACCGAGGTGCATTCCACCAGCAGTGATTGTCGGTACGGGCTGATCCACTTTTAAACCATCTCTGCATGTGCCCCGAAGATGAACAAGATGAGAAGTGACAACCGCATGGTGATCTGTTGTCGTGACCGTATGGGCTGGAGCATCCATTGCTGCTCCGGGGCCGGAATAGTTGCCGCCGAAGTGTTTTGCAAGAAATGCTGTAACAAGTTGTGATTTACCGCCACCACCAGCTGTAATTGTCGCACTCGGTTCATCTGCACAATGACCAACGCTAGCCCCGAACTGACGTGCGATAACCGGTGCAACCAGACAGGCGCGGGACTGCCTCAAAATGGTATGCGCGGGTTTATCAAGTGGGCGCGGCTTAGCCTGGTATTCACTTCCACCATTTCCAGCAATAAATGGCGTTACCAATGCATAACCATGAGTTTTAGTAATGGTCTGCAGTGGTTCGTCCAGTCCCTGTCCACGGAAACAATCATAATTTGAACGATTACTGGTATGGTTACACTTCACGATAAAAGGCGTTGGATTATCTAGAACAAACCGCTGTATCCCTCGAGCTATACGTTTCAGTGTATTGTCAGCAAGCGGCTTCTTACGCCCAAAAATACTTGGACACGGTATTGACCAGTCAATACACTCCGCGGCTGTTCTCCACGGTGCACGCCGACCACTTTGCACTTCCAGTGATTTCGGATCACCGTGAGTAGGTTCTGGCCAGCGAATCTGTTGACCATCGCAACGCATAACCATGAAGAAGCGCTTGCGGATCGTCGGCGCGCCGTAATCACACGCGCGTAGTTCGCGATAATCAACATCATATCCGAGCCCATCCACCAGCTTTTGCGCCTGCTCGCTACCTCTTTCGATAGACAGGAACTCACAAACCTCAGCCAGTGCCGGGTGATCAGCAGGAATGCCAGTGGAAAGCATGCCGACAAATGCATTGAATGTTTCGCCAGTGCGGGCAGGATCCGGACGCATTTCATCTGCCAGCAGCGGTCCCCACGTTTTAAACTCTTCCACGTTCTCCAGCATCATCACACGTGGTCGCTTCGCCAGTGCCCAACGCAGAACAATCCAGGCAAGACCGCGTATCTCTTTTTTCACAGGCTTAGCGCCTTTTGCCTTCGAGAAGTGTCGGCAGTCCGGGCTAAACCACGCCAGGCCGACTGGATTACCTCCGGTGGCGGCTACCGGATCCACGTCAAATACGGATTCACAATAATGCAGTGTGTCCGGGTGGTTCGTCTTGTGCATCGCAATGGCGTTTTCGTCGTGGTTGATCGCAATATCCACGCTGCGCCCGATCGCCAGTTCAATACCCGTTGATGCGCCACCGCCACCAGCAAAGTTATCTACGATAATCTCACGCATGGGTTACCCCCTGCATGCTGCCAACAAGGCCACGGGCAATTGCGATAATTTCGCTGGTGGCCGTCCGCTCCAGCCAGAGTTGATTGATGTTGGCTTTCAGTTTGTTCTGCTGGGCCTCGCTCAATACATCAACGCCTTCCACCTGGTTAAACACCAGGCCAACCTCGAGAGGCCAAATACGCGATTCAACTTCTGGTAATGTCAGCGGCGCAGGTGGCTGTACTGTTTCTGCCTGCTGGGCCTTGCAAGCGGCAAATGTGACCAGCGACATGAACGCCTTCCCTTTTTCTTCCAATTCGGTACGGCTGATGTAGCTGAAATGCTCGCCGCGCCAGGACTTATCGAAGATTGCAATGGCGCCAGCAAAGAAAGCACCAGTGGGTTTCTGCTTATTGTCCGCAGGAACAAACCACACTGGGAGATCGAAACCAATACGACCGCGGATAAACATGATGTGGTCAGCGTCTTCCGGCCACCACGTTTCACTTGTCGCTGCTTTAATGAGGAACACGTAACGCCCACCCTTTTCACGCATCGCCATTGTGTGATCCATGATGTGGGTCATGCCGGTGATCGCCTGCTTCTCGTGGTACTGAGAGCGGCTATAGGGTGGATTACCGAATGCGGCCCCGCCGATTGACTCCAGCATTTCAGCCCAATCTTGTACCAGCGCGTTATCATCGGCGGTGTACCACACAGGGCACTTAGCGTTATCGTCGTCAGCAAAGAGATCCAGCGTTAGGGGACCGAACATCGCATTAATGCCCCAAAAAAGCAGGTCTGGTGTCCGCCACTGATCGCCGACTTCTTTTAGTTCATGTGCTGATTTGTTGCGCAGTTCTGCCAGCGCCTGCCAATATTTATTGCTCATTAAGACCCCACATAATTCCCTGACAGATACCACTCACTACCTGATGCAACATACTTTCTGCTCTTCCGCAAACACCGTTCACGGCGCGCCAGAAAGGCGCTACGTTCCGACGGGATATGACTCTCCCGGAATGCCTCCATCCATACCGTAGCTGCACGACGGAACAACCCTCCCGACTCCAGTGTTTCTGCCTGACGTATCAGATGCATAATCACCTGCGGGTCGTTGGTTCCGACATAACAGCTCCGCACAGGTTTAGTTCCGATATCTGGCTCCTGATCCGGCTGTATGTCTGTCTCAAGAGCAAAATGCCTGCGAGTTTTACCTTCAAAGCGATGAGCAACACGCCCGCACTGGCGTAACTTACTTGCCGACTGCAGGACGCTTTTACGCGGGAAATCTGCAAAAGCATTCGCTATATCGCTGGAAGTACATCCCGGATGTGATTCAATGAATTTCTGAACGTCTCCCATAAGACTCATATCACCCCCTGAACCCTGTCGGGATCTGGCTGTAATCCACATTCCCGTAGCTGGATTTGAACATCGGATCTTCACGGTTTTCGAAACGTCCGCCGATGGGTGCGGACAAACGCAGTGACAATTCATCCCACTTTTCCCGGAGCTTTGAGGGGCTGAGAATGTTACGGCACCAGAACGGATCACGGCTGACCCGGCTGTACATTTCGCAGATCTGTTTGTGGGTACGCCCGTCCTGAGCACACATCAGGCGAATTTCATTTGCCCAGACGGTCCAGTTAGGTTCCTTCGGACGAACCAGCTCGCCGTCACTCTCCGCGGCCTGTTCGTACAGGGCGATGATTTTTTTCCAGATCCACTGAGCACAGGTCAAATCGTCCTGCGTTCCCCACTGACGCTTTTTAGGGCTCAACACAGCGGCATCCGGATGACGGGTTAAAAACTCCTGGTCTGTCATCTGCTGGTCCGGTTGCGAAGCGTCCGGACAAGAAGGGGTTTTATTAACTTGTGGATCTTGTTTTGATTTTACTGACGGATCCCCGCCAGATTCTGACGGGTCAAAACCGCCGTTTTTGCCAGATTTCGACGGGTCAGATTTTGATGCGTCAGATTCTGATGGGTCAGATTTTGACTGGTCAGGATCTGACAGGTGAGCAAATGCAGCCGCCTGCAGCTTT